TATCATTTGCATTATTGGCTAGTACACAAACTAATCTTTACAATGATGAAAACAGTAAAAATGTTATTAGACTAACTGGATTATCAATGTTAGCACTTACAATAGTTTATGGATTTTACAATGTATCTGATTATAAAAACTTTCTAGATAACTATAAAACAAAAGACGATAATTCTGTTATTAATATAAATACAGATAACAACTTACTAATAATGTATTGCTATCTAGTACTATTATGTATTGTATTGGTCGCTAACGTATCAATGATGATGTAACTTTAATACGATTGCCTTTAATGAAAACTACTTCATATTCATTCCATAACACATTTCTATATTTTTCATACATTATATCAGTATGTAATTTGTCACCGTAATCTTTTTTAGATTTATTTTTAAAAGTGAAATCAATTCCATGATAGCATTTTAATAAACATCCTATATTCCAACCTTTATCCGTAATATCTTTTGACATTAATATTTCATTGTTTTGTGCATCTCGCGCAGAACGTAGATATTTAGTTATAGAAAATTTACCTATTTCAATTAAATAAGTTAGTGCTTCTTTATCTAAACTGAATATATATGTTTGCACATGTGAATGATAAGCGTTATTTATTGTGCTTCCAAATAATTTGATATTATCTTTTAATCCATTTATATAATAATCAGTCCATTTTGTGTTATCTTGTATAAAAGGACCCATAATTGTAGAATTAGCAAAAATGAACTTATCATATTTTTTATATAATTGGTCCTTCAATAATCCTTCGCTCCATCCACCAAAATCCCGCCCGACATTTTTTCTAACCATAGTCATTACATATTCGGGTAAGTTTACTAAATTAAATTTAAATTTTATGTCATTTGCTATAATTAAAAAATCAATATTTTCATCCCGAAAAATACAATGTTTTAAAAAATGATCAACACAGTCATCAAACTTATGAAACACGTATAAAACCAAAACTTTAACCATTTTAATAATTACAAATATGTATTTATTATTTATATGTATAATTAATCCTAACAAAAGCATTTATAATTATAAATAAAGCGAATAACAATATCAACAATAAGAGTTGCGTAATGTTAATAATTAATGCGTCAAGACAATCTATTATTATATTACTAATAATGTTGTCTTCGTAATGAATTATATCATTCACTATGCTAT